AGGGCAAGGACCGAGGCTACTACGAACACCGAACGCAGGACATCACCTCTGGCAATCAGCCGATAACGATCAACATGGTTCCTGTTGACCCCGACCATGACGGTTGATGCTCAATACAACCGCGCCTATACACCTTTTTTTACCAGTCAAGAAAGGTATACCGTACTGTTCGGCGGCGCAGGCTCTGGCAAGTCTTACTCGGTAGCACAGAAACTTGTCCTACGCTGCCTTGCCGATCCTGCCGAGCGCATCCTCGTCATTCGTAACGTCTACCGGACGTGCCGCGAATCCACGTTCCGCCTGCTCATAGAAGTCGCAGGCACCTACGGCATAACAGCATCAGCGAACCGCTCCGACCTGTCCATCACCTTTCCAAACGGAGCGCAGATAATCCACGCCGGACTTGATGACCCGGAGAAACTGAAGTCCATCGCAGGCATTACTTCCGTCTGGATAGAGGAAGCAAGCGAGGTCAAGGAGGATGCCTTCCGGCAAGTAGACCTGCGACTGCGTGGCGATGTGCCTACATATAAGCAGGTGACGCTAACGCTCAACCCGACCGATTCGCGGCTCTGGATCAGGCGCTGGCTTGATGAGAACCCAGACCTGTTCGTGCTACGCACCACGTGGCGCGACAACGCCTTCCTTGACAAGCAGTACATCGACGTTCTCAAGTCGCTTCCCGAGGATCTGAGAGCCATCTATGAACGCGGTGAGTGGGGCGAGGCGCTCAAGGGTGTCATCTTTCCAGAGTGGAAAACGTACAACGAACACCGAGAGCCGGACTTCTACGGTATCGACTTTGGGTACAATAGCCCCTCTGCCGTGGTTGCCGTGACCGTGACCGATCCCGACATCTACGTGCGGGAGGTTATTTATCAGAGCGGTCTAACAAACTCTGATCTAATTGCTGAGTTAAAGAAAGTAGTCAGCAATAAAAAAGCGCCAATTTACTGTGATTCCGCAGAACCGGACCGGATTGAGGAATTGATCCGAGAAGGGTTGCAGGCGTATAAGGCCGACAAGAGCGTAAAAGATGGTATTGACTTTGTAAAGCGTTTCAACGTTAACGTTCATGCAGGGTCGCAAAACTTACAGAATGAACTACGGGAATACCGATGGGACGAGGACCGCAAGTCTGGCGATCTAAAGGACATTCCCCTAAAGCGGCACGACCACGCCGTTGATGCTATGAGGTACGCCATCTACACGCACCTGAAAGGCGCAACTAATACTTGGGGAGTCTGGTAATGCCAAAGCCCGATTTTTATGTACTCGGATCGTCAACGAAAGGCGTAAGCCTTAACGACCCCGAATGGCTCAACATCTTCAACCTGCATGGTCACGAACACGTAGCCAAGATGTCCCCGGCGGTAGCATGGACAGACGAAGGTTGGACGCGGCGGTGCGTAGACGTTAGGGCAAAGGCGATTGCAGCCTTGCCCTTTGTCGTTCACAAGGGTGACATGACCAACGTGGTATGGTCCGCAGGCGAGGAAGCGCCCGAGGAACTGGCATGGCTCGACCTCTTCGACTACCTGTACCGAGCGGAAGCATCGCTCGCTCTCGTTGGTGCTGCCTACGCCATGAAGGAAGGCACCTTCAACAAGGACGGGATTATCACCAAAGCAGACGGGCTGTCATGGATTAACCCGACAAGCATCAAGCCTTGCTTTGAGGATGGCAAGTACGGACCAGACGAGCAAGGCAACTTTCGTTATTACGAGCGGAAAGCCAACGAGCGTAAATTTCAGGTTCCACGCACCCGCATCCTCGGCACGTTTCAGCCTTCGCCCTTCGTAGAGCAGGGACCGGGGTCGGCAGACGCTCGCTCGGCGAATATGCACAGCCAGATTTTACATGACCTTGCAGAGTACACGAGTGGTCAGTTGCGATCAGGACTGGTCAAAAAGACTGTTTGGGTTGCCGACAAGGACGCAAGACAGCCAGACGAGCTAACGGTCAAGCGGTGGCAGCGGTGGGTGCGCCGCAACATCCTCGGCACGAAGCCCACACCCGATGACCCGATGGTGATGCAGGGGCTGTCAGCGCAGGAGGTAGGATCTGACCTGTCCGACTTGCACAGCGATGTAATCACCCGAGACGCAAGGGAAGCCATCGCCTCAACGCTTGGCGTTCCGCACTCGCTCGTCATGTCTAACGCCGCCAACTACGCCACAGCCAAATCGGACCAGTTGGCGTTCATGGCAAACACGGTTGTACCGCAGGCGCGGCTACTGGCTCATGCTATCAACCAACAACTGCTGATGCCGCTCGGCTACCACTTGGAGTTTGAGCCGCACAAAACGGAGGTCATGCAGCAGAGCGAACTGGAGAAAGCGCAGGCAATCGCTCTTGCCGTAGGCGGTCCGGTGCTGTCCGTAAACGAGGGGCGCGAGTTGCTCGGGTACGAGCCGATTCAGGGGCAGGACGTAGTGGCAGAGCAGCCACAGGAAGTCCGCTCGGCTGATACCGTATCTGATACCAAGAACCTCGACATACAGCGGTGGAAAACGAAGATTAGCCGCAAGGGTCGGGACGTTAAGTTCACGCCTGACGCTCTGGCTGATTACGAGGCTGATATTATCCGCGAGCGTTTGGCAACAGGCGCAGATCTGGAAGAGGTGTTCAGACCGCCCTTCGTGGGTTTTTAGAAGCCGACCGGAGCGAAGCCGAACCGGAAGGCACAAAGGCACTCAACCCGCTCGCTCGAACGCGGGCGGGATGGCGTGAACACGCAGAGGCGATGGAGCGCCTTATCGACAAAGAGGTTGATTCCTTTGTTGACGATATTGAACGGGCTATCACGAAGCAGATCGACGCTGCTGCTCGGGCGGTCCGAAACGACAGCAACATCGACGCAGCCATTGACTCTGAGCCGATCACCGAAGTATATCAGGATGCTTGGAAGAACGCCGCGCTGACGATCACAGGCAAGGTCTACAACGCCATCGAGGCAAGCCGCAAGGAGTTCACCGACGAGCAGTACACGTCATGGGAGGACAACGTTGATGAGTACCTCGCGCAAAAGGGCGGCGAGCAGATCCGCCTGATTGACAACTACACGAAGGAGTGGGTGCGGGCTACGGTCGCATCTGCAACACAGCAGGCTGTCGAACTCGGTTTAGGCACAGATGATATTGCATTACTGATGAGGGATCGATGGGGCGAACTGTCAAGAAACCGCGCCCTTCGGATTGCCCAAACGGAAATGAACGCCGCCGCCAACTACGGGGCGATGGAAGCCGCCACCGCCGCAGGCATGACTCGCAAGTTCTGGATAACCGCAAGCGACCAGAGGGTGCGACCAGACCCGAGGAAGAAGCCTCGAGCGGGCGATGCCAACCACCGAGTCCTCGACGGTGAGGAAAGACCCATCGGCGAAGCGTTCAGCAACGGGTTAATGCGACCATCCGAGGCAGGTAAGCCACCGGGTGAGGTTATCAACTGTCGTTGTCAAATGGGCTTTTTGCCTTAATTATTTAACCACATGGACCAGATAGAACAGACAGGGAAAGTTATTGAGGTCGGCAAATTGATTGCCGGAGTTATCGTCGTGTCGATGCTTGTCGGCGTAGCGACCGCCGGGTATCGTGAAATACCAGATAGAGTTGGTGCGGTTGAGATGGCACAGGGCAGCATCCTGACGCAAATAGGAACGATGGAGGACCGTATCGAAGCGGTAGAGCGCACTCAAGCCGAAATCAAGAAGGAGTTACAACTGATCACCTGCCTGCAACTGGCAGAAGCAAGAAAGTTATCCTATCAGGAGTGTATCCAATGAAACGAGCCGCCGCCATCATATTGCTTTGCCTTTTTGCAACTGCCGCACATGGACAGGTGGGCATTGAGCGCGACCTATCGGGCAACCAGATCAACGCCGAGTTCTATCTGGAGGTGGCGAAGGGTGATGTCAAGGGTCACAGCGTAGTTAACAAGTTTGGCGAGGCTGACGCTATCGGCACAACGTGGACGGTCATTACAGACAGCAAGACGTACCCAACGCCTACCGCTGCGGTATCATTGGAGATACTGTCCTCGTCCGATGTAGACAGCACAAGCAACGCCGGAGCACAGCAGGTACTTATTCAGGGCATTGGTGCAGATTGGCGTGAGCAGACAGAGACGGTCTCCCTGCAAGGAACGCAAGCAGTAGACCTGAGCAATACGTGGCTGCGTGTTTACCGTATGTATGTGGTGAATACAAACACCTACGCATCAACGTCAGCCAGTACCCATGACGGGACGATAACCCTGCGAGTAGATGGTGGCGGTGCTACGTGGGCGCAGTTAGCGAAAGATGGCGTGTTCGGATATGGTCAGAGCCTGATCGGTGCGTATACTGTGCCGAAAGGAAAGACTGCTTTTTTGACCTCTTACGCGGCAGATATTGAGCCAACCAAGAACGCCAATATTGCTTTGTTTCAGCGTTGCGGAGCGGACGATGTAGCCTCTCCGTATGAGCCAATGCGATTGCAAGCACTACACAAAGGATTACAGAATACGCTTGTCATAACGAGCCACGTGTCACGCGGTCCGTTTGTCGGACCCTGCGACATTGGGTTCTTCGCAAAGGTGGCTAACAACACCGCGAATATCTCCATCCAGTTTAACCTTGTGCTGATAGACAACGGTGACTGAGCATGACAAAAATATCAGGAGCGTTGAGTATTTGGCTCTCGTTATAGCCGCTTACTACGCCGAACTGATACGCCTCGGCATACCCGAAGGAGAAGCGACCATCATCGCCGCAGCATTACAAGACATCATTTTCGAGGGAATAGGATGACTTACACCTACGAACGCAAAGACGGAACACGCTTCGAGCATTTTGCATCGATTAAGAGCGCACCGCTGACCAAGTGCCCAACGACCGGACAGGAGTGCCGCATCGTCATCACAGGCGGGACTGCCACCGTGTTTAAGGGCGGCGGTTGGGTAGATAAGAAATGACAGCAGCAGACCTTTTCGAAGCGGTGTGTTATTGCCTTGCCTTAGCAGCGCTTGCAATCCTTTAGCGAACTCCAAATTACACAGACTGTATAAGGGGCATGGAAGAACTCGACGAGGTATATCGCAAGTGGAACAGGCTCGCTAACATGAGCGCGTCCGATCTTCGGGCGTGGTCCGAAACCGAGTGCAGCCGCTTGGCATCGGTAGACCCGGCGGCAGTCATCGCTCGCAATCTTGAACTGCTCGAAACCAAGAAAGACGATTGGACAGAGAAGCACATCAAGAACGCCAACCGCGCCATTTCCTTTATTGAAAGAATGCGTAACGGCGAGCAGGGCGAACCCGCAAGAGACGGATGCCCGAGCAAGCGGGATATATCACTAATGAACTGGGCGCACAATCCGCGTAAGCCGCTCAACAAATCAACAGACACAATGAACGATAACGAACTGCTCATCGCCTACGGGGGCGAGGTTAAGGCTTTGGGTGACGGTCGAATCGGCGGCTATCTGGTGAGGTTTAGCGGACCGACTGACCCCGACCTATACGGTGATTTCTTTACTAAGTCCACCGATTTCGGCATCCAAGCAACCCTCCCCGTCTACTACCAACACGGCTACGACGATACGCTTAAGAACAGGCAGATTGGCGTGGGCGAGATTAGCAGCACCGAAGCGGGTCTGTGGTTTGAAGCGCAGCTGGAGAAGCGCGACGAGTACGAGAAGATGGTTAACGAACTGGTCGAGATGGGTAAACTGGGTTACTCTTCGGGCGCAGTCGGACACCTCGTCAGCCGCAAAGATGCGGACAACGGGTCAAAAGAAATTGAGACATGGCCTTTGGGCGAGGCATCGCTTGTGCTGAACCCTGCCGAGCCACGCAACCATGTCATGTCTATCAAGGAATTTGTCGAGGCATCAGCCCCGGCAACACAGGAAATTGCATCTGATGTAGTGGAG